GTCGAGTCTATCCAAAGTCGTTGGACTGAGGCTGGATTCGCGATGAAAATCGCAATGAGGAAAGAAGGTGACCCCATCGAATTCACAGGATGGAAAATAGTAATGGGCAAGAAAGGACCCATCGCTTCTAGTGCGACACCAGACCTGCCGAGGCAGCTTGCGCATGTTCCATACTGCCTTTCTGCAGAGGCTGTTGTGGCGTACAAGGAGCATAACTTCACATTGGTGGCCATGATTGCGTGTGCTTCTCTCCTCACATGCGCATGGTCACTCGCACCGCGAAGTCCCACAATTGCAGCTGCAATGTTGAGATGGGCTGACGAGTGGTCAAGTAAAGCAGAATTCAACCAGGATCAGTTGATGAGGATGTCACCAGACAATTATGAACTGCTTGTACCAGAATACTGGGAAGAGTATGACCCCGTCATGAAAAAGACGATGGACCGCGCAAACCGCGTGAAGAAGCCTGTGCGTGACCAGGTTGTGGATCGCATATGCACCGCATGGTCCTCGGATCATGATGAGTCCGCTTTTGCGGTTTCACACAATTGGGCAAGCACGGTGGAAGAATGGAACGAGTTCACGGACGGATTGAATGGTATAACCATCGCGACTGACGACGAGGAGCTGCGCAAAATTGCTCCTGCACGTTTGCGAGGCTTCTGCGTTTAGGTCTTTGACCGAGGTCGGGCTGGGGGCGATGCATTTTGCTAGCTTGGAGGATTGGCACCAGCGTAGTGTAGTATGTAATAGTGTGTAGGATATATGTAAAATGGGGGAGTGGTTTAGACAGCTGTCGACCATGAGATGGCGCGCTTGTTACGTTGTTGGGCATTTCTCAGTGTGCCTACGGGACGTAGCCTCCATGAGCTCCACTGGGTGTGTCAGTCCACCGTGTGTTGAGAAGTGTAAAGCGACTAGAGCCACAGTCTGTTCGCCAGGAGTTTACTTCAGTATTCCACGCGCATGACCGTGAAGGTGGAATCAGAGCCAAGTCTGGTGCTTCCCGTGCACCTGCGGTGTGGCCAATCCCGAACGCGTGGTAGCAGTCACGCTGGTGGAGGGACCCGATCCTGCCTAGTGGTGTTTCCCCTTTTGGGGTGAATTGGTTCCATGATGATAGTACTGTTTTTCAAGGTCATGGAGTTGATTAGCAGGTTGGGATGGTACGGTACCGCATGTGTGTGTACCCCCATAGTGCGTATGGGTGTTTGAATACCACATGTGATGTTAGCACACGGTCACACGGCGTCCTTGCTGTGATTTAATAGGTTGGGCCTTAGGCCACCGCGCGCCTTTTGAAGTGTTCCCCGTCTGAGCATGCGTGCGAAGCATACCTCATCTAGACGAAACCGAATTGCTATTGATGGCACAGAAGAAGGGCAACAAAATTGCGGCTGCATGGCTGAATGCTGGCAAGAAGAAAGAGAAGCAGAAGAAGAGGACACGTCGACAGAGGAAAGGCAAAGGCAAGAGCCTACCGAAAGCTACTTTATACAGGGCATTCAATGCTTTGGACAACTACCATCTGCCATTACCTCGATCCTCTGGACCTTATTCCGTTTGGCGCAGCTCTGTGCAGTTCCAAACGTCATTACCAGTCCTCATTCTGGGTGTGTATAAGAACGTGAGTGATACAGCTGTGCTTGCAAACACTCCTGTTTGGAGCAACATCTGTTGTCTTGCAGGTACTGGTCTTGCCACTGCTATCAATGCAGCAGCGAGCACGAACGCTGTTGGTTTCGATTTCTCTCGGTTTGCATCTGATAACCTTGCTGTGTTGTCACCTGCAGCTGCAACATTTCAAATTCGATGCCCAACATCTGTGTTCACTGCTGCTGGAACAGTTTATGGCACACGTGTCAAGTCTGACTTGGCACTTGCAGGATCGGCAAGAACATGGTCACAATTTGCTACCCAGATATTCTCCACGCAGTCAATGCGTGCGATGACTGCTTACGAGTTATGTGGTAAGTGTGTTAAAGTGGACCTTCTCCCCATGGACATTGTGGAGATGGAAGACTTTCGGAACGTAAATAATAGTGCAGGTGGAGTGTTCGCATGGGATGCAACAGGAAGTCCTAACTTTCTCAACACCATTGCGCCGTGCGCGCTTACTCCAGCCGTCGTTTACAATCCGACGCTCGCCACACTTGATATTGTTGCCACATTTGAGTGGCGTGTTCGCTTTGATCCTCTCGACATGGCCGCTGCTGGTCATGTTAATTACCCACCAGCAGCAGAGTCAACGTGGAATAAGCTGGTGCACCAGGCGCATAGCATTGGTGAGAGTGGGTTTGAGGACATGTCTACGGCAGTCAAAACTGCAAATAAGATTGCGAGGACCGCGGCGGAGGTAGGAGGTGTCTTGCTTCCTCTTGCTGCTGTGGGTTAGGTTGCCACATAGTTTGATGCGGAGATGAGTGCATGGTGTGAGCGTCTCCAGGCAGCTTCTGCTGTCTACGGGTGGG